TCTGCCGAATATGGGGACAATGCTGCGGCGATTGATGACGTGAACTTTGTTGTGTATCTCAAAATTGGGAATGTTGTAGGAGACTGGCAGTTTGACACGTATGACAAGGCGAGAAAAGAGTACGTAAACATACGTGAGGTGCTTGCGGAAAGCAGCAAGTAAGCTTTGAAAATCAACAGCGAAGGATAAACAATGCAAAATAGATATTACCTTACAAAATATTCGCTTACGGAAGGAAAAATCCGTGAAGTAGGGTTGACTAAGCTATCTACTGATGGCACGTACGCTTGGATCGATGGAAACAATTACATGTTTTTCAAGATCGGTACTGAACTACATACAACAATGGATGATGCAATCAAGCAAGCAGAAATTATGCGTGACAAGGAAATAAAATCACACGAAAAAGCCATTGCTAAACTCAAAAACATGAAGTTTGGCGAATAGAACGATTTATTCAAAATTCAAAGGAGTAACAATGGATACTGTTCTTGATTGTATCTTCGTCAGCGGTGTGATCGCTATATGCGTCGCTGCGCTGACGCACAAAAAGCGCCGATGGGGCGAAAACAAATGAAACACCGGCACCCCCTCCTTAACCCGGACAGTCCGCACTACGCAATGCCCGGGGGAAAAGAAGCGATAGAGCATCTGGAAGCGATGTACCAACCTGAATAGTTGATTGCCTGGGCGAAGATCACAGCGATGAAGTACCGGCTGCGGGTTGGAAAGAAAGACGACCCGATCAAAGAAATCGAAAAAATAAAAACGTTCGAGGCATATTATGAATATCTACGTAACAAGGACATGAAATGAAAAAACTACATATCGCCGTAAGCCCGCTTTCAAACAGAATCTACGCCGGGCATGTTCAGAAGCCTGGGGAATGGGCTGCTGGCAAGCAAGACCTGACGACAGAAGCGCTTCTCGCCGTCGCTGAACACGCTCTAAATTTTGGAGAACCTGTAATCCTATCGGAAAATGGCAAAGAGGTTTACAGGATCACCGTGAAAAACCTCAAAGGCTGAACAAGGAAATGAAATGAGCTCATACAAAAAATCGGTAATCATCGCAAGCATGATCGGGACAATCCTTGCAATGTACTCGGTCAATGAGCGCAACCAGACAATCTCAAAAATCATGAGATCAATCCGTAAGAATATGCGCGCACGAGCGAACAGTTCGCAGCGGCAGGATACGGTAGACGCGGTTCACATGGCGGATGATATCTGGCGGCGTGCAGTAGAGCACTACACGAAACAAAACATCAGTATTGAGGCTGTAGCTTATGTCGTCAGCCTGCACTCGGAAGACCCGGAAGGGCTGAAGAGATATTTCGGCATTACGGAAAAGATGGTGTCTGCGTATGCGATTGGCGACAAAGGAATGCACCTCGATCCTGAACAAAACAGCTACAAGGTGACGGCATATCTGAAGGATAAGATCCGAAGCGCTCTTGGGGAGATGGCACCGCAGCGCGAGAGCGCACTTTCAAGGCTAGCGGCCACAGCCAGGGCGAAGGCGAATCTTAAAAAAATGGAAATGGAGGCAGGGCTGTGAGAAGCAAATACAGCGAATACCCACAAAATTACGAAGGTCCTGAGCATATCTGCCGTAGGCTACTTACGAACCACGGGGACATCGGAAAGGTGCGGGAGATCATAAGCATGAGTGAGTGCACTAACGCGACGAAGAGGGAATGCTACGACTTCCTCGACACGATTGGAGCGCCGGTGGTTGATGTTATGGCAGTGAACGGTGATGTTTATGATATCGGCGAATTCGATGAGTACAAGGAGTAGAAATGTATAACAAAGTCATCCTGGTAGGAAATCTAACGCACCATTGACATTAGGTAATGAAGCATGGTATAGTGTTATTGAAGGGAGATTTAATGATAGATATACCAAACTATGAAGGGTTATACGCTGTCACCAGGGAAGGGGAAGTATGGAGTTATCCAAAAACTAATAAATATGTCAAATATCTAAAAGGCAATTGGCTTAAAAAAACAAAAGACAGAGGTTATGAATATGTCACATTGCATAAAAATAGAAAACAAAAAAAATATGCAGTTCATAGGCTGATGTGCCTAACATTTTTTGGAGAAAATAAAGATAAAAAACATGTTAACCATAAAAATGGGGTAAAGCACGATAACAGGATAGAAAATCTCGAGTGGTGCACTCCAAAAGAAAATTGCATTCATGCCTGGGAAACTGGACTATCTAATTCGAATGATAATGTTAGAAAAATATCAAGAGAAAAAATGCTTAGATGGAATAGCAGTGAAGAAGGGAAGATGCATTGCTCTAATAATGGAAAAGCAAGAAGAAAGCTTTCAAAAGATGTTGTTGTCGAAATTTTCAAAAGAAATAAAGAAGGCCAAAGTGCCTACTCCTTATCAAAAGAATACCCTGTCAGTAAGCAATCTATTTTGAAAATAACAAGAAGAGAAACGTACAAGGAGTTTACAAATGGGCTATAACAAAATAATTCTTATTGGTAATTGCGTCAGAGACATCGAGCTCCGATACACATCGGGCGGGGTAGCCATAGTAAAGACCTCCATCGCGACAAGCAGGAGATTCACAAGCAACGGAGAAAAGAAGGAGGAGACCTGCTTTATCGACATCACCTTCTTCGGGCGCTCTGCAGAGATTGCCAACCAGCATCTCCTCAAGGGATCAAAAATCCTTGTCGAGGGACGCCTTCACTTTGCACAGTGGACGGACCAGAACGGCGGCAAACGCTCCAAGCACTCTGTGACAGTAGAAAACATGCAGATGCTCGACTCTCGCAGTGGCACAAACAACGATGGAGGCAATGGATCACATGGCGGTTACGATGCACAGGTGAAGCAGGACTATCAGCAGAAACGGCAGATGCCTGAGAACACTACTCCTGAAATCGACATGGATTCAGAGGAGCCCCCCCCTTCTAAAAATATAGCGCCGAATCGTCGGCGTTACCCACTCAAGCCACACGCGCAATCTTCCCAAAACATTTTTCAAAAAACTATTGACATTTCATAACAATTTACTGTAAACTTATCTATGACCAAAATAAATTGGAGGCGAAATGACAGACAAAAAAATAGCAGAGGCTATCGGTATCCACCCAGCAAACTACTCGTCAGGGTATCGTAACTCAACGAGATGCGAGAAGAGGTATCAGTACCTCATCCAGAAAATCGGAGCCAGCATCGCTGCTGGGGAGACAGAGTTTGTCCCGCACGCCGCGGTAATCAACACAACGAAGATCGCGGAGTTGTGCAGCAAGCTTGAAATTTCTGACATGCTGGATGACGACGGGTTTGTAAGGAGTTCAAAATGAAAACAAACATCGTTATGAAAGTAACACCTGAACAAAGCCGCAAGGTGCAGGAGATCGCTATTGCACAAGGTGCAAACTGGTACAGAAGAAAGACAATTAAAAACACTGACATGGAGCAGCTCTTCATCGAAGTAGACAAGTTGCTAACAGCAAATGGCAGCTGGGCAGACCACCAAGCTGCCAGATACGAAGAAGTAGACGCCGAACTCTTCATCCGCACAAACGGAACATGCGAAGAGTGGACGCCGGAGCCGGGCGAGATGATCATGGTGTGGAACGTTAATGAAGACAATACCGCAAAGCGTGAATTCATCACCATGACAAAAGACGGAAAAGGGTTTATCTGCTATAACATAACCGGAACATCGTGTACACACTGGCCCAACGCCAAGCCCGCACCAAAAGACTGGACCGAGCTGGTCAGCGAGGGCAACATGGCGATCTGTTGGGTGTGGGATGTTGGGGATGAGGATAAGACTGTTGTCCTCATCAAGGAAGTTAATGAAAAAGAACAATATTGCTACAGAAGCAAAGTTGGGATTGATTGGGATAACGCCAAATTCATCATGTGGGCGAAGGATGCGGAATGATATGGCCAAATGATCGGTCTCGATGCACAGGCGATGGATGCATTCACCGAAATTCCTGCGCCAGGCATGCGGCGCATATGGCAGTGCTCGATCAGCAAGCAGCCAGTCACGTGTATATCGATTTTCGAGCATACATCGAGGGGGTCATCGAGAATCACAATGGTGGCAACAGATGCAAGAAATAGAGCTTGGAGGACTGTTCGCAGATTCTCAACAGAAAAAGAAAATGCGAAACGAAGCAGACCTATGCCCGGAGCTGAGAGCATGGATCCCCATACTCCCCACCGGATGGTTCCGCGCTGCAGAATGTCAGCCATGCCTTGGGCTTGAGGACCACAACATCACACAGATGCTCCGCCAACTGTGCTACCACCACGACCTGCTTGAGGAGTACGAGATGCGGTGCGTAAGGATGTCGGCAGAAAAAGAGGTCATGCTGCTTGGGAACGTGCTGTATTTCAAAAAGATCAAGGCATGACACATGGATTGCGTTTTAGTTTTGACTTTAAAAAGGAGCAAGCTGTGATATTCGACAAATACGGCCTGATCTACATCGGGCTTAAGCTACTCCCGGCGCTGATCGTTATTGCGTCAACCATTTACATCAAAATAAGGGAATCGTTATGAAGTACAGCGAATACTATGATATAACGTGGGAAGGTTGCGGCGGATACGTCGTAGAGAAAGAAGACAATCTCTTCGTCGCGTACTACATGGGTGAAGAGATCGGCAGTGCTAGTGAATTGTCGCTGGCGATCATGCTTGTTGAGCTCGAAGCCGGGGACGACACAGCATGAGAGTCCTCACCAAGCAAGAAAAAGCCGTCTTCGATGCGGCGTTTATCAGCATCATGCGGGTCGCTACTGCTGAGGCCGATACCGTGATTGATATACGTGCGGGTGGGCGACCATTACCAGGAGTTTACGTAGGCCTAATGATGGGCATCGGCGGCATGGAACGCATGCAGCATCTGTTTTGTCCGATGCACAAGAAGGAGGCGGTTGAGTTTCTTGTTAAACACTGCTTCAGCAATAGGGTGCAGCCCAGAGAATTCATTTTTGACGGCTGCTATCGATAAACCGGCGCTTTATTCCGGTCGTCGAGCACACGTGCATAAATCAGGATTGAAAAAGGAAATGCTAAAAATGAAAGACTACCCCCCAAAACTACGAACAAAAAAATACCTGCGGGAACTGCCGTTTCGCCTGGTTCGACATCACGATTGACGACGGTTATTGCGAGTGCAACAACAACAAAAGCAAGCACTTTGATACGCTGGTGAAAGTGGGATCAACATGCCGCCATTTCGAGACTGAGGATACGCGCACCGGGAGTCTGCTTGATTTTTACAAGGAGTAGAAATGGCAACACAAATAGATTCCGTTGACATATTAGGGATGAAACACGCTGACTTTGCCCAACTGCTTAGTATATTTGAGCATGTTATGGATGAAGGTATTTACTGGGGCAGAAAAGATTATTGGGATGACAGAAACAAGCGCATAGAAAAGTGGCTAAATGATGTAATCATGCAGTGCGATGGGAATAAAATAAAGCAGATCAAGGAGCAGAAATGAGAAAATTATATATTAGACCATCAAGAGAAAGTTATATTGTTTGGCTGATTGTATGCTTAATTTCGCATGTGATCACATTATGGGAAGGGTATCGGTTAAAGCTATACCCATTGCAAAACAAATAACTTCATGGTACAATAATGGGCGGAACACGAATGTTTCGCCACCATGCAGCGTTTAATGATCGGAAGTTCAGCATCCTTGGCGGGGTCGCTTCCGAGCATTAAGGGCTGACGCGACGACCCCGCCATCATCGCAAAAACAATCACCCTTTAAAATTTAAATGTCGGCGGCATCACGGAGATGCGATATGACAAAAGATATCATAGCAATTAGCCAAGTACGGCTCAACGGGGCTACCACGAATGGCGTCAACTCACGCGACATCCATGAGTATGTCGAGTCGAAACAGGACTACTCGACATGGATTAAAAAGCGACTCGAACAGCTTGGAGCAGTTGAAGGTGAAGACTTCTTGACGCTCCACAAAAAAATGGAGCGTCAAAAACTGATCGACTATATCATCACTACCGACATCGCCAAGCACCTCGGCATGATGGAGCGCAACTACCGCGGAAAAGAGATCCGAGACTACTTCATCGAGATCGAAAAAAAACATGCAGAAATTAAACTCCCAGACTTCACAAACCCAGCAGAATCGGCCCGCGCATGGGCTGAACAGTACGAGCTCAGAGAGAAGGCCCTGGCACAGATCGAAGCGGATCGACCTCGCGTGAGCTTTGCGCAATCGGTGGAGGCATCAGTTGATTCCGTTCTGATCGGGAATTACGCGAAGCTTCTCAGCGACGCGGAAGGCATTAAAATCGGGCAAAACAAACTTTTCGAATGGCTGCGCGATAACGGATACCTGATCTCTCACGGCAATCGCCGGAACGTCCCATATCAGAAATACGTCGACAACGGATACTTTGAAGTAACAACGCAGACGTTTGCCGGAAGCACAGGGACGCACCAACGTTTTACAACACGCATCACAGGTCGGGGCCAGGTGGCGCTTGCTAAGAAGATTGTCGATGTGATGAGGGATGAGCGATGACGTCGGCACAATTCGAGCGGGAAGTGAAAAAAATCCTAGCATCAGAAAGCGGTGATACGCTGCACGATCTCAACGCCCTACTCAATCGCGCCGCAAAAGCGCTCAGAACACAAGAAAATGCCGGGCTTCGTCATCTCGTATCGGTTGTACGCGAAATGATCAAAAAGGGGATGATATGAGAATGTTGGCGACCATTTTCCCAGGATGGAGAGGAAGGTAGACAATGGCAAGAATTAGGGCAGGGCGCAGAACCACCTGTCTGCTAGTAATTTCTTGACATTTTGGCCAACAAAACGCTAGCATACTGTATGTAGAACTCGCAAATGCGCACCTCGGGTGCCAACAAATAGCATACAGAAAGGCCGCTGCTATTCTGACCTTCCAAGTCGGGCGGCCGTCTTTCTGTGTCATGATACTTGGAAGGTCATCATGAAACTACTACTCATTCAAAGCGAACAGCTTCTTCGGCTCAACAGGGCCGCCGTGGGGTCTGCACTTATTGCAGGCGACACGAAACTCCACTTCTACGGATTCATCAAGCGAAAGCTCAAGGCTTGCGGGTTCAGGGGGTCGTGATGGAGGAGAACCTCTATAACATTGCATTTGAGCGGACGGTGCTGGCGTCGCTGCTCTCTGCGTTCACACCTGAAAATTTCGAATCTATCTACTACCAGCTTGACGATACGCTCTTTTATCTTGAGGCCCACCAGGACATCTTCAACGCAATTCGAACTCTATACCGCAACGGGAAGCCAGTTGACGAGGAATTCGTCAAGAAGACGCTGCTTGAAGAAAAAAAGTTCAACGAGGGTGCGTTGCTTGAAGTGCTTGCCGCGAACGGAACGGCGCGTACGGAGCCATATACACTCCAGCTGCGAGACATGGCAAAAAAGCGCCGTTTTGTCACGATGACAACAGAAATAAAAAAGATGGTCATTGAGGACTACGCCACTGCTGACGACGTGCAGGCGATGATAGAGCGGGAGCTTGTAGCGCTTGAGGACGCTAGCGGGATTGGGATGCCTGTCACGATGGCGCAGGCGATCCGCGACTACGACGGGATGGTTGAGCCACCTAAGATCTCAACGGGGATCAGGAAGATCGACGAGATGCTGTGCGGGGGGATCGAGCCTGCGCAGCTGGTGCACGTGGGGGGCGAAAAGAACGTAGGGAAGACAACATTGCTAAAGCAAATACTATATAACACGTCGGCAGGGTTCGACTCGCTCTTCTTCAGTTTCGAGATGCCTGCCTGGAAGATGGCGAAATATACGAAGCGCATGAGCGGCCCTGCGAACCTGAACCGATACCGCATAATCGACACGCAGATGATGAAGAGCCGCGACGTGATGGACGTGGCTAGGATGATACGAATGATGGTTCGAAAGCACAGTGTACGCTTTGTTCTCATCGACTCGAAGATGAAGCTGACCCACAAAACCTTCCGGGGGAACAGCGACAGCGACCGGAAGGGAGATATTGACGCGGTGCTCAACTCGGTGGTGCAGGAGACGGGCATTACGCTGATGATGATCACACAGCTGAAGAAGGACGACATCGAGAAGGGGACTATGTCTAACTATGGGTCAGGGCTCTCGGACTATGAGGCGGACATGCAGATCATGCTCTACCACTCGAAGGACGGAGACGGATCCGTAGAGGCGAAGGTGACGAAGGAGCGCCAGGAAGTCCTGCACGAACCGGCGAAGCTGTGGCTGAACAAGGAAGAACTGAAGTTCGAGGATACGAGGAATGTAGAAATAGCGTATTGTGTCGGCGGGGTTGATGAAAACAAAGTCGAGGTTGTGGTACTATGAATAGGATGACATACGCAACATTCCCTACTGCATACGCCGACGAGCTTCGTAATAAGGGGCAGCGTCAAAAAGCCCGTGCGTTTTGGGAGTACTATTACGACATGGAGCGGGGAGAGGACAACTCAGTCCGTTTCTACTCGAAGAGCTGGGGGATGTCAACAGGTCAGACCCACAAGTGGGTCAATGATTTTAACGGGAAAATCGATGAATATCAGAAGGCGTGGCGTGATAGAAACAGGTCACACTATATCTACGCAAAAAATCAGACTGAACAAACCGAACACCTAGAGCCGAACAAACCGAACACCATAAAAGCCCAAAAAACAGGCGTTCTAGAGACACATACCGAACAAACCGAACACAAGCAACCGAACAAAGTATTAAATATAAATAATAACGATGATGACGCTGGCGCATTCATGGATCATGCATTCAACGATTTGTGGTTCACTTTCTCTGTCAATGCTAAATTCAAGGGGAAGAGGGAAGATGCGTACCTGGCCTATCGGAAAGCAGGGGTCGATGTTCATCTGTTGAAGTTGGCATCAGTTCAGTACCTGCATGACCCAGAGACCGAAGGGAGAAGGTTTAACCTGGCGAACTTCATCCGTAATGAAGTCTACTTATCCTACATGCCGAAGCTGATCAGGGTGCAGACCGACGGGAAGACTATCGAGGGCGAGTACGTCGAAGAGCGATCAGCTGTCTACAGCGACGGGGTTCTGGTCGCTACACTTGCCCCTGAGCGTATGGTGGAGCTGTACAAGCGTGGGGCATTGGAGTTTGTGAACCCTACAAATCAGAAAAGAATGGGGAATTGATGCAATGCATTATGCGTCTCCACGATTCACAGGAGCACCAAGGAATCAAAAACAGGCGCCAGGTAATGGTTAGGTATAGGTAGGCATAAAAAACGCCTTAGAATCGAAATATGAGTGATTTTGAGATTTTGCGCTTTGTGTGTAAAAACGAAACAGAAAAGCGAATAAATTTTTAAATTCTCATGGAATACAGCGCGATTGCAGAAAAATATGCGATACTTTGTGCAGAAGCAAGGAGATAAAATGGACGGTATGCAAGAACTACAAGAAAAGCTTCTCAAAGAGATGGAGACGATGAATGACTGTTGCCGACCACTCCTTGGCATGGCAATAGATCTGGCAAACATGCAGGCCCAAGAAATGGATCGCTTCTGGAAAGCAATCGGTCTTCACGACCAAGATATTTCCGTCGACGATGCGATCGAAATCGTGCTTGGCTGGAAGAAAAAAGCTACGGCCCAATGCAGAAACAAGGAGATAAAATGACGCGAGATGAGGCAAAAAGAACTATTCGGAGCAGAGTTGTTGTCAAATATGGCCACACTGCATCGCTTCGTCACGCAGACGACGCCATTGATGCGCTGTGCGATGAGTATAAGACAAAGATATATGAGCTGATGCAACAGGATTGCGCAGATCTATTTTGCAATGGAAAGAACAAACAATATGGAACACTACGAGCACGACCTAGCGAAGCGTGAACACAGAGAGCAGGTGACGCGCGAGAAGCTTGACTACATCATCAGCACGCTGAGCGATGCTTACTACGACGTTATCGACGAACTGCGAGCTGCAGCAGAGAGGTCGTGCGAGCATGCCGGGATCTACGATTATTCCGATGACGTTATCGCCGGGGTGATCGAAGAGTGCATCGGGAGAGATGTGCTCAAGAGGAAGTAGACATCATGCAGACATACGGCGAAGCCTGGTACAAGATGAAGCGCGCTGTTAGAGTTGATGGCGGGAAATTGGTAAGCGAGTGGCCTGACAAATGGCCGGAGCGCATGCAGAGAAAAGAGGCCGCTGCATACTACAACAAGAAGCTGATCGACTACTGGGCCGGGATGCTTGACGACAGGATACCTGCAGCAATGCGAATGAGGACTGTTATGTACCTGATGTTTGGATCAAAATACAGGTAAATGTACTTTTTCTATTGACATTTGTATGTATATGTGTTATGCTAGTGTCATATAAAAAGAAAAAGGATATGAGATGGAAAACGTAAAAGTAAGAATCACCGCGAAAGAAGATAACGAAAGACGCTTCGCGGTTGTTTTCATGGGTGAAAAAGTAGCAGTAGCATTTGATAGAGATTCAGGTGCGAGAGTCGGATATGGTGTAAGAATGATTAGCGGCGAAATAGATTCAGGTGGGAGCAGAAAAAACTGGTACTGTGTCGTGAAAGCAGGTTCTGTTTTTGAACTGGAAGTTGATGCCGAAGCATTCAGGAAAAATAAAAATAGAATCAAAAAATGGGACATTGAGGAGATTGATGAATTTTCAATGACCGAAGAGAGAAGCAAAAGACTACGTGAAATTGAGGGCAACATTGAATAACGGGGTAAGCCCGGAGCAGTCCGCCATGCTTTGGGCAAGGTTGGTGAAGTATTGCGCGGATTCTGAACAAAGAGAAAAGGGCATGAAATGAACACAGAAAAACAATGGTTTGTAGTCGAACGCAACGACGGTGCAACGTCATGCACTCAACTGCCGGCAAAAGATGCGTTCAGGCTGTTCTGCAAGATCATCGCGGCCGGCGGTAGTGCCGTCTGTAAAAATTTTGTTGGAGGTGTGAAATGATTATCGCTTGGGCTGCATTTGTTTTGTTTTTTATCTTGTCATTCATTTCGTTGGTCACGGGGATTTTAGACGCGCAAGGGAAGCTTGGCGGTAAGCCTGCACTTTTAGTGTGGGTTTTTGCGTTTATTTCCATCATGGCCACAAGCGTGGCTGCTCAATTCATATGGGGGAACTAAAAATGAATGTTCTCGGGGAAGGGAGTGCATCATGAACATCGGGACAATATTTTTAGCGATTTTGGCATTTTCAATCTGGTACTACGCGTCGAGCCCGATCGAATCAGCGGTTCATGAGGGCGAGGCGCAGAAGATTCAGTTTGAGGCTGCCGCCAATGGGATTATTGACCTCGATGAGATTGAAACCGTTGCCGGCGGGGAATGACTATTGCCATGGACATACACAAGCAGCTCGATGAATTCTACGTTTTCTGCGAGATATTTGATGATGACTTTGACATGATGGCGAAGGCTGCGATAGATCTGTGCGGGTTGTGTGCTCATCCTGGCGCAGCAGCTATAAAGTTTAGAAAACATCTCCACCATGCTTACCCAGATAGCGTGTCTTCAGTTCTGGTGATGGATGCCAAAAGCGTTTTCGCGTGGAAGAGAAAATATCTTTCAAGCCATCAAACGCTACCATTAGTTTATGAGGAGTAATTGTGGCAAGACCTGGGCTTACAGATGATCAGTTAAACATTATAAGGGCCGCCATAGGGGGAGGAGATTCCACTTACCGTGCAGCTGAGCAGGCAGGGTGCAGTGAGTCCGCGGCTCGAAAGGCAGCTAAAACTCATGGGTTTGTAAAAAACGCATTAAAAACGCTTGTACACGAAGAGCTCGATACCATAATTATTGAAGATGAGGTCAAAGAACGTAAAAGCGCAATAAAACGCACAAAAAACGCATTTAGTGCGCACGAACGAGACGTGTATGATCGGCTTTTTCTGGAAGAGGCGCAGGCCAGAAATTTAACATTCAATGTTGCCCAGGAAATCCAAATAGGGCTGTACGATATGCTGAAGTCTGGGACTAGAGATGAGAAGGTAAACAAGGGCGACGGGGTACAGGTTGTCGAGCCTGTCAGGCTATCTCCAAAGGACTATCGCGATGCAGCTGAGGCCAATGATAAATCGGCACAGACTCAGGGAATTGTAGATAGACCTGGGACTAAAGTCGCTGTACAACAAAACAACGACGGAGAAGGCCCAGGCTCGGTTGTATTCTACCTGCCGGACAACAATAGGGAGTAGACGTGTCCAATGGCGTAAAGCATAGTCCTAACATCATAAAGCCGCAGGGAGGTCCACAAGAGCAATTCCTATCGACGCACGCAGACATAGCAATCTATGGAGGCGCCGCTGGAGGCGGTAAGACGTTCGCGCTACTTATGGAGCCCCTACGGCACGTGGCTAATCCTGATTTCGGTGCCGTAATCTTTCGCCGTGAGTCGACGCAGATCACGAACGAAGGCGGCCTGTGGGATACGTCAGAAGCACTGTACGCCCAACTGGGGGCAGAGCCGCGCGTATCACCTCATCACGACTGGACATTTTCCAGCGGAGCGCGCGTGTCATTCCGCCACCTGCAATATGACAAGCACGTATTTTCATGGCAGGGCTCCCAGGTCCCTCTGGTATGCTTTGACGAGCTTACCCACTTTTCAGAAAAACAGTTCTGGTACATGCTGTCCAGAAATCGATCTATGTGTGGCGTTCGCCCGTATGTCCGGGCAACTACGAATCCAGATGCAGATAGCTGGGTGGCGAGGCTGATAGACTGGTGGATAGGAGATGATGGTCTACCTATCCAGGATCGGTCCGGTGTCGTCAGGTGGTTCGTCAAGATCGACGGAGAGATTATATGGGGAGCGTCGAAAGAATCTCTCGAAGAAACTCTCCTGCAAACGATGCCTGATGCAGAGTCGATGCCAGAGCCAAAATCGCTCACGTTTATCCCTGCGAGGCTGGAGGACAACAGAATACTGATGGAGAAAGACCCTGGCTATAAGGCCAATCTCCAGGCTCTCCCCAAGGTCGAGCGCGAGAGACTTGCCGGGGGGAACTGGAAAGTGCGCGAGACTGCAGGAGAGGTATTCGATCGATCAAAATTTGAGGTGGTGGACTCATTACCGTGTGAGATATCAGCACAGGTTAGGTTTTGGGACCTTGCGGCGACAAATGACGGGGGGGACTGGACGGCCGGCGTTAAGATGTCCCGCGGCGACGACGGAAACTTCTATATCATAGATGTGTCGCGAGGCCAGTATGCTCCTGGGGCCGTGAAGGCAACCATAAAAACAACCGCCGGGCAGGACGGGTACGGATGCACGGTCGGTCTGCCTCAAGACCCAGGGCAGGCAGGCAAGGCGCAGGCTGAAGATTTTGCGAAAGATCTGGCGGAGTTCGTCGTGGAGCTACGTTCGCCTACAGGGTCCAAGCTCACCAGGGCTATGCCGTTCGCTGCAGCCGTGGAGAATGGTATTGTAAAGCTGTTGCGAGGGCCGTGGAATGATGCATTCCTAGCAGAGGTCCATGCATTCACTGGGCGAGGATCATCAGAGACAGATGACCAGGTTGACGCTGCATCCGATGCGTACATCACTCTGACTCGCAAGCGGCAAACATTCGACGTTTTCTAAACGTTGTGCTAAAATACGATAACGAGCACACAAAAAGGGATTTCCATGCCGAAACACAGCTCAGGCGCATTCTCCCCAAACATCGCAACTATCCCACTGCACGCAGACCGTGCAGGAAACTTCCCTATGGTATCAATTTTCGGGGATATGACCGTAGCGCAGCGCACCGATGAGATCCTCGTGCATTTTCAATTTGGTATTTCGGACTATGATGTTGTCTACCTTGCAAATACGACCAGCACATTGGAGCACGTATCCGGTAAGGCCGTTTTGTCGTCAGGATCTGATACGGGCCCTGCACGCATGGTTTCAAGGGCGCCGATGAGGTTCCCCCCAGGGCATATGGCATACAGCATATTTTCAGCATCGTGGGACAATTACAGCGAAGGTTATGCGTTCGCCGGGCCTTTGTGCTATAACGGCGGATACTTTGTAGGCTTCAAAGACGGAGAGTTCGTGGTCGGAAAGCGAAGAAACTCAACCGACTACATTGTGCATGCAAGCGAATTCGACTATAACATCATCACGGATGACCCATATTTATCCTTTGTACTGACCCCCGAATACAACAACCTGTTTTGTGTAACATACGGGGACATGGCTGCGGCGCCCGCAACATTCTGGGTGCTGACTGATATAGGATGGGTCCCGTTTCACACGATCAGCAACGAAAACAACTCCTCATCCGTACCCATAGGCAACCCATCTACGCCCGTTATGTATGAAGTTGGGGGCCCAGGTAACATCTCAGTTTCGACACGAGCGTTCTCTGCAGGATTCGCGGGCTATGATTCCGGCGTGAATACTAGGGCGCAGGGCTATAAGAGAGTTGTGTCTGCAACGCAGAGCGCAACAACTACTATTGTTGTTTTCAGAATGCCAGACACATTTAACGGGGAGCCTAACTGCACAATGTCTGAAATGCTTGACTATGTGTTTTTCGTGGATGCGCCTGCTCTTGGGTCAGGGACCGTGGAGTTTGAGATTTTGGCAAACCCGACAATCACATCTCCGGGTGACTTTACGCCAATTGAGGATGGGGAGTCCCCAATGGAGTACAGCATTAATACTGTTATAGAAGCCGGCACGGGCAAGCTAAGGGCATATGGCCCGGTAGCGTTCTCGTCTCAGGGAAACGTGTCGATCACGACACCTGGTAAATTTAACGCCCGAGAGTCAGGGCTAGTGGCAGTGCGCGGAGATGTATTCGCGCTCATCGCCCGCAATACATCAACGACAACAGTGACGGCGCGCGCGGCGCTGTTCTGGAAGGACAAACTGTGATAGAGGTGATTCACAACTCGAGAGCCTCGACCAAGAGACGGCCTCCTGAGCGCGGCACTACTGAGAACCTGAACGCATACAGCCAAACTCCGATGTATTACTCTGGACTATCGTTGATATCAGAGTCCGTTGCATCTACGGAGTGGGAGCTGTACGCAACACGAGGCATTGACGGTAAAATCTATCGAAATACCAAGTGCCAGCGTGCGAACACGTGGGGATCGAGGATGAAGATGATCAAGCAGCAGGGAGGGGATGAGGTGCAGCAGGACCACCCCATGTATACCTTGCTGGCAAACCCAAACCCTTATCTCACTGGTCATGCCGCACTGCAGGTGTTTCAGATCCATATTGACGCAGTGGGCGAGGGGTGCCTGCTGAAGCAGCGGAATGAGTTGGGCGTTCCGGTTGCTCTGTGGCCTATCCCACCGTCATGGATTGTTGATATCCCAGGACCATCACAGGACTCTTTTAGGTTTAGAATAGACGGCTCTGAAGCGGAAGTGCCGATGTCAGAGGTCGTTTGGGCAAAAAAGCCGAACCCAGCTGATCCATACGGCCGCGGGGCAGGAGTCGGCAGGGCCATTGCTGACGAGATCGACACGGACGAGTATGCTTCGAAATTCCTGAAAGAGTTTTTTTACAACGACGCCACGCCCCCTATTCTTGTCACGGCAGAGGGAGCAGGCAAGGACGACATCGAGCGCGTTGAGAGCAAATGGATGCAGAAGCTCAGGGGAGTAGGCAAGAAATTCCTTCCGCACTTCGTCACGTGGAACGCAAAAGTGGAGACTATTGGGTACAGTCTCGATCAGCTCAAGATGGTCGACCTGAGACGATTTGAGCAGGACATGATCAGGCACGTGCTAAGAATACCACCCGAGAAGCTTGGGATCATCGAAAATTCAAACAGGTCCACCATTGAAGCCGCAGATCACATCTTCACTACAAATGTGGTACTCCCGCGCCTCGAGTTCCTCAGAAATGTATTCCAGGAGCAGCTTGCGGTAGACTTTGACGACAGGATCGTCGTGCATTATGTATCGCCGGTCAAAGAGGACAGGGAGTTCAAGCTTTCTGTCATGCAGACACGCCCGCAGGCGTTCACAGATAATGAGGTTCGCGAGATTGCCGGGGTTCAGGAAGAGGCATGGGCCGATGAGCGATGGGCCCCTTTCTCGTTCGCCCCTATCCCTGCAAAGTCAATCAAGAAGATGCAGCGCCGGACAAAGGAGCTTGCCGCAGGCGACCAGTCACTCGTCAGCAGTGTTCTGGCATCAGTAGCGGGCCCCGAAATGGCATCAGCGCTTGAACAGAGCGCAATGCGGTCCATTAATGTTTTTGGCCGCCGAACGATGCAGCTTTCAGGGCTGAGCCCGGATGATTTTTTCGCAGAATCCCCGGAGACTATCCATTACGCGAAGGCCGAGACTGCGAGCCGCGTGACAGGTCTTATCGACAAGACAACGCTAGATGCCCTTAACGCGCAATTGGTCGAAGGGTTTGAAGCTGGAGAGACGATAGACGCTATCGCCGACCGCGTGCAGGAAGTGTTCGCCGATGCATCACGTCGCAGGGCTATCACTATTGCACGCACGGAGACGGTTCGGTCGTCTAACTTCGGCGCTATGGAATCTATGAGGCAGGCTGGGATTCAGCAGAAAATGTGGCTTTCCAGCCGTGATGACAGGGTCAGAGAGTCCCATGGCGCACTTGACGGCGTCACGATACCGGTCAACGGACAGTTCACCAGCCCAGTCACTGGCGCGTTCGCTGTTCACCCGGGTGCATTCGGGGTCGCAGAGGATGACATCAACTGCCGCTGCACAGTAATACCGGCAGCGGCCGGCAAGGACGTTACACCAGAAGTGCGGAAGGGTATCTGGAAGGCAGCAGAAAATGACCGTATCCCTATTGAGTCAGCAACTGTTGATGCCGTACGCGCTGCGTTTGAGTCCCAGGCAACAAGGGTGATCAAAGTTTTAAAGGAGGCAGGAGATGGCATTTGAGTTCGTAGGCCGCGACACGTTCGCAAAAAACGGGGGCGGAAGCCTTAGAAAGGGTGTTAACGCAAGCATCATTAAGGGCGACTCTGGGGATATTAGCGCCATCATCAGCACCGCTGACATGGACAGAGACGGCGATACAATCAAGGCAGATGGGTGGGTGCTCGACAACTACCTAAAGAACCCCGTGATTTTGTTCGCCCACAAATCCCACGAACTTCCCGTTGCGAGAGCTGGGAAAGTGTTTGTTAAAGACGGCGCACTTTGGCAGGGAGATCTCGACTTTACCCCCAGGGAGGTATACGAATTCGGGTGGACCGTCGGGGAAATGCTACGGCGCGGATACCTCAACACTTTCTCAGTCGGCTTCAACCCGATAGAATGGCAGGAGCGCAGCGATAAAAGCGGGTTCGATTTTCTTCGGCAGGAGCTTTTAGAAAACTCAATCGTTCCGGTTCCTGCAAACCCTAACGCTATTGTGCAGGCAAAAAAGGAGCTTGACGAGAGGTCAATTATGGCGATGAAGGGCTGGATGGAGTACGCCATGGACGAGTGGGAGGAGAAGGACGGCCTCATTATCCCCCGCGACAATCTAGAAAAGGCGTATAAGGCATGTACCGGGACGGGGTGCAGCATTTCAAAACCAACAAAGGAGAAATCAGTTATGAGCAAAAAACAGCAGGTGTCAGTCATAAAAGGTCTGACGTTCGACGAAACATGGAACGAAATGGAGCTCCAGGAAACGTTTTGGGAAGCATACCGCGTCCTTGATGACACGATCTACTCGAACATGAGCGCTTTGCGAGACGGAGATATCACGGCCGACGAAATGGCTGTTAACATGGCTGATGCTGCGACGGCGTTCGGAAATGCTGTCCGTCCGGCCGTGGAAAGCCAGGGCGGAGAGCCGGAAACAAAAGGCTACCATGTTGAAGAAAAGGAAGTAATCACCTACGCTGCCGCACACCCTGAAGGAACTCCGAAGGCTCCGGAAGATGCGGAATGGAGCGGGCCTGAAGAGGTGGCGGCCGCAGAGGTTGAGGACCTGATGGTAATGTGTGCCTATGTTGACCCTGAGAATGAAGACATTAAGCAGGGCTACAAACTGCCGCACCACATGGCAGGTGGGGAGCACCAGGTCGTGTGGCGCGGGGTTGCTGCTGCGATGGCTGCGCTACTCGGTGGGCGCGGCGGCGTTGATATCCCAGATGCAGATCGTCAAGGAGCGTATGACCATCTCGCACAACATTATGGCGAGTTCGATCGCACGGCGCCGGAATTCCGCATGATGGAAGACGGGGAGGAGTTTGACATGGAGACGGGTCAGGTGGTAAAATCTGAAAAGTCGAACATCATGGAGATCATCAAGGGCATGCAGGATGAGATTAACACATTGAAGGCGGCCGGGGTGAAGCCTCAGAAGTCCACCGAAGATGAAGAGATCGCAGCTTATGTGAAAGAGGTGACCGTTGAGGTCGTAAAATCCCTAACGGGAAAACTTGATTAAGGAGGGCATAACATGCCACTTTCAGCAGAACAGAAAGACGTTATCCGCAACGAAGTCACGGCGGCAATCAAAGGAGTGCTCGGCGACGGCAACCAGCCGTTTAAAATTCCGAACGCATCGGTCCAGGAGCCTTCCCGTGACGAAGTGAAGCGCTTCAAAATGGGGTCAATGATCCATGCGACAACCATGGCAAAGCACATGGGCCTCCCGGTGGAGCAGTACGTCAAAGAGAAATTCAACGCGTACCAGAAATCCATCTTCTATGCGAAGTCCCCGTCGTCCATGAACTCAGGCGAGTTTACATATGGGGGCTCGTTTATCCAGGGCAACATGGGCGAGGAAATCATCCCTGCGCTTACAGCCGCAGCGGTCGTGCGCGGATCAAACCCGCAAATGGTTCCGATGCCGTCTGGATCGTATACCCAGCGCAAACTGACGCAGGGGTCGAACGCTCAGTACGTCGGCGAGACGGGCCTGGCCTCAACCAGCAGACCGACAACCGGAATCCTGCAACTGACAGCCAAGAAGCTGGTCACGGTTGTACCGTTCTCCAACTCACTGATTCGCCGGGCAGATACAATGACGTTTGAGATGCTCGGAAATCAGATGATGCGCGATGCTTCGGCGAGGGAAGACCTTGCGTTCATCCGCGGCGACGGCACCGCCAATACGCCGAAGGGCTTCCGGAATCTCGCGGCATCAGCCAATGTGCTGAACATGACCGGCTCCGTATCAGCAACTACTGTTCAGACCGACATCAGCCGCATGATCACAGCGATCTACGGCCAGAACGTTTCGCCGATTCGCCCGACGTGGTTTATGCCTCTCCGCGTTCGCGAGTACTTGGCGAATCTCAAAGACAACGGTCAAAAGGTATACCCGTCGATCGAAGAGTCGAACACTCTCAAGGGTCATCCGATCAAAGTGTCGAACCAGATCCCTACTACCCTAGGATCCGGCACAAACGAGGCAGAAGTGTACCTGGTCGATATGGGCTACACGCTGATCGGTGACACGTATGAGTTCACCCTCGACACTCTAGATGGTGCAACGTACTACGACGGATCCGGCACTGTCTACGCTGCACAGCAGGACGAAAGCATCGTTCGCCTGATCGGTGAACATGACATCGGTATGCAGTACGACGAGGCTATCGCGGTACTCACCGGGGTAACATGGGGGGCGTAATGCTCCCTGACATCAAAGACAAGGAGATCAGTAAATGACACCAGCAGAACAACATGACATCGGTTCGGTCATCGAGGGCAAATTCGCCCTTATCCCGAACGCAGTAACGGCGGGAGCGGCAGGCGACGGCACGGAACAGGACGGGGCATGGATCGATCGTGATGATCGCCTTAGCGCCGTTTTCGTGGTTCCGTTCAGCACGACGCTTGCGGAGGGCGAGACGCTGACTATCGCAGCAAATCTCCAGGATGCAACGGCATCAGATGGGACAGGAGCGGCAGACTACGGCGACGCATACGCTGCTGCGGTAGTGGCGACAGGTGGCACCGGTGGGTCAACAGAGACTGGAGAGATCGAGATTAATGTCGATCTTGGCGGCGCGAATCGCTATGTAAGACTCCAGGTTACCCCGACTCTTTCCGCTGCAGATACTGATACAGCGGCAATTGCAGGCGTTGCGGTGCTCTCAGGAGCACGTGCATACCCTATCTAACCGGATAGGGGCGCCACATGAAAGTCGTTAAAGCAGTAAAGCGCTACGGCCATTTTAATGCCGGCGAGGTTTTCGGCCTCCCGGACAAAGAGGCTGAAGACGCCATCAAAAAAAAGAAGTGCATGCCTTTCCCCGAGGAGCCTGCGCCGAAACCGGCACCTGAAGAGGAGCCTGAAGAGGAGCCTGCGCCGGAGCAGAAAAAGCGTCCAGGAAGACCAAAAAAAGCGTAAAGAAGGTTGAATCATGGTTGATGTAGTAACGGCGCCGACGGGCGGATATGTTGAACTTGCAACGCTAAAATCTCGCCTTGGGATCACCGGCACAGATCAGGATGCTGTTCTGACCGCTTTGATCTCGTCGGCGACGACGTTCATTAACGGGTTCTGCAAGCGTGAATTCCGTGCGCAAACGCTGAAAGAAACTATCCCCGGATCTGGGGAGGTTTCCCTCAACCTGCAGGAGTGGCCCGTCACTTCTGTGGAGCACGTAAAGATCAACGGAGGGGAAGTTTCAGACTTTTCAGCCGATGGAGAAAAAGGCGTGCTCTACAGAGATTACGGGGTATGGCCGATGGAGCGCCTTGCATCTGGAGGAGCCGCATGGGACCCGGTAGGTAGGACGGGCCGCCTAAATATCGAGGTCCAGTACTCGTGCGGATACGGCGAGACCCCTGCCGATATCCAGGAGGCTGCCATTATGTACGCTACCGGGATGCTCGGGCAGGTGGGCGGAGATGTAGGTATAAATCAAAAACAAGAGGGAGACCTTAGTGTAATGTACTCAATCACTGCAGGCGGATCCCTCGGGTTTATGACTTATATTAAAGACCTCATTCTTGAGCAGTATCGGAGATACGAATGAGCAGCGGGGCCTACACAAAAGAGCGGGACAAAGGCTTTAAGCATATCGTGAAGCAGCTCCGCATAGCGGACAATGCAAAAGTGTCTATCGGCTTCCGCGGCGACAAAACACACGATGAAAGCAATACCAGGATAGTTGATATTGCAACATACAATGAATACGGAACCGATACAATACCTGCCCGCCCGTTTTTGTCAGGTAATCACGACGAGAAGCGCAAGCAATACCAGGCAGATATTAAAAAGCGGTTTTCTGCAATACTTACGGGAAGCACCGTTGCTCAGGAACTGTCTCAGTTCGGAGAGTTTGTTGTTGGAGATGTGAAGATGTTTATTACGAACCTTGACACCCCACCAAATGCTCCATACACGATCGAGAAAAAGAGGGGGGCTGACAACCCACTTATCGACACAGGAACGATGCGAAACGCTGTTAAAAAGTATGTTGATCTTAAGGGCAAGAAATGAGCCTATTCAACAAAGTTACGCTTACATTTACCCCATCAGGTGGTGGCTCGTGGTCGGGCGGAGCGTACACCTCATCGGGGTCTGCATATACCGCAACCGGCACACTGCAGCCTGCCAGCGGGCGCGATATTGATAACGATGCATCCGGGCAGTATACTACCGATACGCGCAAATTTTACACGGCCACTCCTGTATCAGTAAACGACGTCACATCTCACGGCGGGACGTCGTATGTCGTGGCGCAGTCGACACCATATCAGTCCGGCATCCTGCCACACTACAGGGTGATGCTGAACAAAATCGAGGGATCATGACTCATGCCATCGAAAAATCAGTGATAGAGCTGCTCGAAGCCCGCACTGGGATCACGTGGATACGGTACGCCGATGCAACCGCACCGACAGCTCCACGCCCAGGAACGCCGTACGGAACGATACGATTTCAGTCCGACTCCGAGACGACAAAAGTGCGGCTCCTTGGCTACGACTCATCCGACAAGCCACAGTACCGCGTAAACAAGAACGTTACGATGGTGATGCAGATAATCGGAGGGGCTGAGCCAATGCTGCAGCTCACCAGGAGCGCAGCTGTTATGCGCGATGCCGGGGGGGCGCTGCGCGATATCGGCTTGGTGTATCTTGACCGGCTGGCGGCAACAGACATCCCGCAATATCTCAACTCTCACCATGAGCGAAGAGCGCAGGCCGATCTGCTGCTTGGGTACACGTACGAGTTTACGGGGTATCAAGCTGAAGATATGCTGGCAGAAGTTCGCTATAATTTGGAAGAGCGTAATGCTGACGGGTCGGCAACCTATGAAGTTGACGTCACCATATCATAAGGAGTTCACATGAGTATTCCAATTTCATCCGTTGTCGCAATATCTGTCACGCTGACCGGGACAAAGTTCCCGCTCGCATCGTTTGGCATTGGAGCGATCCTATCCACATCTGTAGGGTTCACGGAGCGGACTATTGCCGTGACATCTGCATCAGAGCTGACAGATTACGGCTACGGGACAGCGTCCGACGAGTATCTCGCAGCGCAGCTTTATTTCGGGCAGTCTGTCAAACCTCAGTATCTCAAAATCCTTCGTCGCCAAGTCGATAACGTCGTTGTATCGGTAACAACAGTTGATGACGAGACGACATACACGACAACGATCAACGGGACAGAGTATGTCTTCGTGTCCGACACCGACGCTACCGCAGAGGAGATCGCGGCCGGGCTTGTAGCGGCGATTAATCTCGGGAGCGAACCGGTTACGGCGACCGACAATCTCGACGGCACGTATGACCTTGACGCCGATGTCGCAGGGACTGCCTTCTCTGTTTCTGTTGATGCCGGCCAAACGGTTGGCACCCTGTCTCCGGCAGGAACGGTTGCCGATGATCTCGACGAAATCGAGGACTATGATTCAGGATGGTATCGCCTGATCCAGATCAAACCAAGTTCTTCCGATGCGGTGGCAGCTGCGGCATGGATTATGTCCGCGAACCTCAAAACGCACTCCGTGTGGGACGACTCTGCAACAACGTATGATGCTGCAGAGATCGGCGGGCTGTTCGCAGCTAACAACTACCAGCGGTCAGTCGTCGAATATCACAGTACGTCCAACCTTTCCGCTGCACATGCAGGCTACTACCTCCCGCAGACGCCTGGTGCGGCATCGTACCAATATAACGAGTTGTACGGCATTGCTGCGGACGAGATCACTACATCAAAACGGGCGCTACTCACTGCTGCGAACATAGCTACTCTTCAAGAGTTGGCAACTCGGACGGTAACTATCGGATCGGAATTTGCTGATGGCACGCCAGTGTTCGTTATCCACGGCGCCGACAAGTTCGTCTATTATCTGCAGCAGCGCATCGTACAGGCCATGATTGACCTTCCGAAGTTTCCGATGACGGTAGAGGGCCGCGCGCGCCTTGTCTCGATGATCGAGCAGCAGCTGAAGGAGGGTATTGATGACGGGTTTATTCGACCGAACCCTGACAACCCGAATCAGGCACTCAGCCTTGACCCCATCACTGGAGAGGCGGTAAACCCTGTGTATGTTCCTCACCCTGATGATATTGCGACTGCAGACAAGGCGAACGGCATCTGGTCAGGCATCACGATTTCATTCAACTACGCGCAGGAGACGACCCGTGTCGAGATCTCCGCGAATCTACAAGTCTAAGGGGGAATAAATGGCTGATCAATTCAAGTTCCAGGGGACATATGACCCGTCCCAGGTCTCATTAATCGTCGGCGGCACCAGAATTATCGGATGGGAGTCGATTACGTTTGCAGACGCAGAGGCAAGGGTGACCCCGCGCCGGTCTGCCGACGGACAGCAGAGCCGATCGGTAAAGCGTAACGTCCTCAAAACATGCACGATTGTTCTCAACCAGCAGAGCGAAGGTGTCGCCATCCTCGATGTGCTGGCACTTTCCAGCGAGGTAGTACCGGTAATTTTTAACGACGGGTCTGGCATTGCGACCGTTGCTACCGCGGTGGCTGACGTGTCCCAACAGGGAGACATGGCGTTTGGCCAGGAAGCAGGCGACGTGACGTACACGATGAACCTCTACAACGCGAATGCAATTCAGGGGGGTAACAGCTAATGGCTCTTGCAAAAAACGAGGCACTTGTGATCGTTGACGGGCGGGAGTATGTAATCCGCAAGTTCACTGGTTTTGACGCGCTGAAGATGTTTAAGGACGTGACGGCAGTAATAGTCCCAGCACTGTCAAAGCTTGTGTCTGGTGGGTCTATGGCAGACGTCATGAGCAAAGGCATCGACGCAGATATCGATTTTACAGAAGCAGCGCTCATGCTGCTTGACGGTCCTCGAGGCGACAGAATGCTCGAGGTTATGGAGCGCCTGCTGGAGTCGTGCCTATACAATGGATCTCCGATCACAAAAGGAACATGGGAGACATCGTTTGAAGATACGACGTTCACCCCTGTCAAACTCGCTGTAGAAGTTGTACGGGCGAACTGGGGTGGGAGAGTCCAGGAACTCATGGCGACTGCGCAGGGAAAGCTACGGCAAAGCGCCGGCCAGGATGGTGGAAGCTTGTAGAGGAAGAGTGGCTTATATGGCGGCTCGTGCTTGAAAATGTGGCGACAGTCGAGGAGATTGATCGTCACTATACTTTTGAGCTCATGCTGAAGGCGAATAGGGCCCTTGACATCAAAAATCAACTTCAACAAGAGGCGCAGGAGAAGAGCTGAATAACCTTGGAATAGCAGGAGGCTAGAATGATCGTACGGGAACTGCTCACTGTGTGGGGTTTCGACATCGACGAAAAGCCGATGAAAAAGCTAGAAGCATCCATAGCAACAGTGAACAATGCCATCAAAGTAACAGCTTATGCCGGGGCTGCTGCTGCAGGCATTTTGTTCGGGCTCGCAAAATCAGCATCCGAAGTCGGAGATCAAATAGCAAAGACTGCGGATAAAATCGGATTCTCAACAGATGCACTCCAGGAACTTCGCTATGCAGCACAAAATGCTACGGACCTTGGGATAGGTGCTGTCGACATGGCCCTTCAGCGGTTCAGCAGGCGCGCGGCCGAAGCTGCCAATGGGACCGGGGAGGCAAAAGACGCACTGGCAGAGCTCGGCGTAAAACTGACCGACAGTTCCGGGAAGATGCGTAGCGCGGATTCGATCCTATCGGATGTAGCTGATGCGATGCAAAACGTCAAAGGTGAGCAGGACAGGCTCCGTCTTGCATTTAAGCTCTTCGACTCAGAAGGCGCCGGCATGGTCAATCTGCTCAAAGATGGATCTGCAGGCATGGCTGAAATGCGCAAGGAAGCACATGACCTTGGGGCAGTATTGAGCGAGCGCAACGTCAGGGCTGCCGAAGAGTTCGACGATGCCATGCTTCGCACTGCCGCATCTGTAAAAGGGATCGCTCTGACGATAGGGGCGGAGCTCATGCCTGAGATACAAAGCCTTCTCGACGGCATGACGGAGTGGATCAGGTCAAACAAGGAGCTTCTAGAGAGCAGGATTGACACGGCACTAAATGTGCTGAAGATTATTGTCAGGTCAGTTTCTGATGCGTTCTGGTTCCTTGTTTCGGCTGTATCAAAAGTTGTTGACGCGATGGGCGGGATGGAGCACGCCGTGAGGCTGGTAGGGCTGGCTCTGCTATTCATGGCATCTGTAACAGTTGTTGGAGCCATTACGTCTCTGGTTGCCATGGTTGTACGTCTGGCCGGGGCGATCAAGGCATTGGGCTTTGCAGCTATTTTTACGAGCGCAGTTTTTAAACGCACGATCATTGGTGCCATTTTTACAGCAGCGCTGCTCCTTGGAGAGGAGCTATACCTGTGGTTTACCGGCAAGGGCAAAACGATGCTCGGAGAGTGGCTGGGATCGTGGGAAGATGTCAAAGCAAAATTCGGCGGCATTGTAGACTGGCTGGATGCCAAATGGCAGAAGTTTTCAGACTTCTGGAGTGAGTCGATAGAGAGAGGGATAGCAAATCTTAAGCGCATAGGAAGCTGGCTTGCATCTCCGTTCAGCGCGATCGGTGACATGTTCGGTGATGCTGAGCTCTCTTATACTATGCAGCCTGCAGTTGCGTCTGGATTGTCCGGGGGGTATAGTTCTAACCAGACGGTCAACGCAAACGTGACAGTCAACGCCCGCCCCGGGATGACGCAGGACGACATTACGGCAGTCAGGAGACAGGCTGAGATTGGCATGAATGACAGCTTGGCACGGGCAGCCAGTAGACTGTCTACTAATATGCCAGGACATCTATACAGCTCGGAATAGGGGGTGATTACATGGCATTGATTGATACATTGTTCAGCAATACAAGCAATATTATCTTTCAATCTGACACAATCCAAATTGAAGCAGACCTTATGATGGCAGCCAATCACACAAGGACTGCATCCGTTCCGGAGGACCCTGTTGAGAGCGGATCTGTTTCGGACCAGATCGTCAACGGCCAGAGAGTTGTTGCGATAAGTGGGTTCGTCACAAATTACCCGACCAAGGCATACAGCGTTATCAGCGGGGCCATAAATACGCCGCCAAACACAGTCCAGGACGTGTTCGATAAGCTTGAGCAGCTTTATGATTCACGAGAACCTTTCACCGTAATCACGAGGAGAAAGGTGTATGAGAGCATGGCGTTTGAATCCCTGTCTATGCCTGAATCGGTAGAGGATGGAACTGATGCGATGATGTTCGCTGCCACCCTAAAGCATATAGATGTCCAGAATTCGATAACAGTTGCAATACCTGCAGACGTGCTCAATGATGCGGACAAAGGTGCGCTGCAGTCTCAGACGAATGCAGGACGTCAGCCCACTAAACCTGCAACACCCAAGGAGGAGGAGCGGGCATCATTCCTGTTCCAGCTTGTAAACTGATGAAAAAAATAACTCTTTTCGACGCTCCTGATCAGATGCAGCGCATTAACGCCTATGGCTGGAGCGGGTATTTTCGATTCGTATGGAATGTCATTGGAGAGCACTGGACGATGGATATATTGGACGAAGATAAGGCGCTCATCGTAGGCACTATAAAGCTGATCCCAGGGGTTCCGCTATTGACAAACTACGTTAGTGCCGATCTTCCTGACGGCGACATCGTAATGCTTGATTCCGAGGGGTCTGATGAGCCGCCAACATTGGATAACTTTGCGAGCAGGTACGTGATTATAATAGCTTCGCAGGATGAGATTGATGCGGCTGTTTAATCGTATTGTTTCGCTACAAATAGGACCGAAGGGAGAGGAAGGGGTAGAGCTTTCCGCATTCAGGGTTTCATTTGAGGTATCAAAAGATGACCGGGGAAAGCCAGCAAACTCTGCTACGCTTGTCGTCTACAATCTGTCTCATGATACGACGTCCCAGATCAAACAGGGAGACCGCATCGTCCTGGGGGCTGGCCATGACGGGATAGCGCGGACTATTTTTGTAGGAGACGTGACGAAAATCGAGGGCAGCAGATCGTCTGTCAAAATAGAGGCAGATGACGGTGCTTTGTCAATATCAAATGTCAACATTTCCAAGACGTATGATGCCGGTACGCCAGCGGGGGATATGATTGCGGATATAGCTGAATCCATGGGTTTCGATGGTGTCAATATATCCGATGTGACAGATACCCTGTCTGCCGGGTTCGCAGCTATTGGTCCTGCTGCCGATGCAATCTCATCGTTGTCTGACAGATTTGGCTTAACGTGGACAGTCCAGGACTACGAGCTACACGTGGCGCCAAAGGGAGATCCGATATCAACGGATATGTTTCTGATGACGTATGAAACCGGCCTGCTTGATGTACCACAAAGGATTACGCAGGAGAACTATCGCACGGTGACGACAAAGCCGATGTACTCGATACGGTCACGGCTTATCGGCCATCTAAACCCTGGGCGACTGGTCCAGGTTGAGTGCCCTACACTAAATGGAGTTTTCAGGATCCAGAAAGTTAAGCACACTGGGGACTCGCGCGGGCAGGCGTTTTATTCCGATCTTGAGGTCATAGAGAGATGAGCGATATCGTGAAATCCATTATCGACGCCATGAATTACCAGTTTGCCGTTCGCCATTTTTCAAGGCCTGGGCGAATCGAGACGTTTGACAGCGCAACTGGAAAGGCTACGGTCAAGCCGCTGATAAAGTACCCGGCCAGGGATAGGGATACAGGGGAAACGTCTGTTATTGAGCTCCCGACTATCAGCAATGTGCCCATTGCCGTGATGCAGGGCGGAGGGGGCAGGGTCACGTTCCCGATATCAGCTGGAGACCCGTGTCTGTTGGTCTTTTCCGAGGTCAGTCTGGACGAGTGGCTTACCAACGGCGGAGACCCTGATCCTCTGGATTTCAGGCGCAACAACCTCAGCGATGCAATGGCCATTGTTGGCTTGTCATCGTTCTCCGACTGGGTTGAGCCTTTGTCTGGAAAGACGGCAATGGACTATTCAGGCACTGAAATATCGATAGACGGGAGCGGGAAAGTTGCTATTGGGAACAGCTCCGCTGAACTGCTGGACATAGTGAGCGAAGCCCTTGGAGAGATCGCGAACACAAAAACGACTATCGACAATGAGGACCTGACGGCTAAAGCCGCTTTGCTTGCGCTGAAGGCAAAGCTGGATGGCATAAAGGGATCAGTTGGATGATGGTGTATAATTTGAGGATAGGAGAGCAGCATGGTAGACATTGACTCATACAATGATATTGTTTTCGATGGCTCAGATGTTGTGATCGTGGACGGAGAGGACGCGCTCAGGCAGAGGGTAAAGAGGCGCCTGCTTACATTTTGGGGTGAGTGGTTTCTGAATCGGAAGAAGGGCGTCGATTATTTCGGAAAAGTGCTCGGCGTGCAACCACAGCCGCTTATCGTATATGCAGAATTCCGACGAGTCATATTGGATGATGATGAAGTCACCGGCATCCATTCCCTAAATATCGATCTCGATAACGGGGTCATGACAGTAGATGCTGAAATCAACACAGCATACGGCCTGATCACTATCGCAGAGGAGGTGCAAGGTGGCTGACGTGTTCACGCGGCGCAGAACAGAAGAGGTGCTTGATGCCATGCTGTCGAGCGCCAGGGCTAAATTCGGAACGTCTCTAAACGATACAGAATCGGGTATTTTATATCAGTTCTTTGCAATAGTTGCCGAGCAGATTGCCACAACTGAGGAAGCTGCCGAGATAGGGTATCTTGCATTTGATGCAAATGCCGTCGAGGGTACGCTGCAGGACAGATTGTACGCCCTGAACGGGATCGTCAGGCAGGAAGGGGAGAGTGATGCGGATTTTCGAAACCGCAGGGGGACCACTCTTGAGGCCGCCGGGAATGGAACAGTAGAAGCAATCCAGGCGGCGATCGTCAATGATGTTGCTGACGTATCGCAGGCGATAGTCTACGAGAACAAAGAGAGCACAACATCTCCTGACGGAATTTCTCCTTACGCGATACTCGCTGTAGTCCTCGACGGGGACAGCGACGAGATAGCACAAAAGATATTTGAGGAGGTTTGCGCCGGGACTCCTACAGACGGCGATATAACAATACCTGTCATTGATTCGCAAGGCATCTCCCACGATATCAGCTTTTCGCGTCCAGGCGACGTCAATATCTACATCGAGGTCAATATTACTGTTGACTCTGATTTTCCGGTGGGCGGAGCGGTATCAATCAGAGACGCTCTTGTCGCATACGGAGGTGACCTCGAGATCGGCCAGGATGTCGTCTATTCGCGCCTGTTCACGCCGATAAATTCAGTACCTGGGCATCAGGTAGATAGCCTGTATGTCGATATCGTTGACCCGCCTGCAGGAACAGCAAATATCACAATAGCTGTTGATGAGATAGCTAGGATCGCCGGCGAAAGGATCACAGTAAATGTTACCTGACATCGACATCATCCAGCTCGGTAATGACCGTATACTCACGCAAGATCGCGACAAAGACAATTTTGTCAACATCCTAAACATTGCACTGGATGAGGTGCGCTCTCTGTACGCCAGGGAGGCAGACTATGTTGATAGCAGATATATAGATGGCGCCACAGGGGAAGTGCTGGATACCATAGCGCTTCTCCCATATGTTATCCGCCCCTCTTTCGGAGACCCGGACAGCTCTGGATATTTTGGTTTTGATGACGACCCGACGGCAGAGCCATACAATTACTTTGATGCATCAGGTGTATCGGTTTCTTTTAATCTCACTGGGGGGGTGTGGTCGGAAGTTGCTCCCGCTCGATATGCCGCCGATGGAGGGTATTTCGGATTTTCAGATGATCCGGACGCGCTCGGGTGGGGCGGATGTGAAGCAACATATGAGACCCAATACTACCTGCACGAAGCTGATGCCAGTGGATATCAGAGCATTTCTGAAACGTTTATCCCAGCATCAGACGATATATTCCGTGCCTTCATCCATGCTAAAGCCAGGGCGAATTACTCCGCAGTGACAACCCCAGACTATATAGATATAATTACGTTAGCGAGCATGGGTCCCCCCGTGTACGTAAATAGAAAAGTACGCGAGTTGGAAGTTGTGATTGGAGATCCTTCGCTTTCGGAACTAAGAAAGCTCGCTATAGAGCGTGCAACTCCAACGCCTGCAGGCGTTAAAATAACATTTCTTGGCACAGTAGATCCTGGCGGAGTATGGGATTTCGGCGGCACAGGAATAACACCATGGTAGAAGGATGAAAAATGGCAGTACATGATATCCCTGAACTTCCGGAGTGGGCTACCGGAGCAGGCGCTACAATCGAAGAGCCTGACCAGGCCATCAAGGATGACGGGTACAACTCGACACAGAAGCCCGTTCGAGAGTTCGACAACTGGCTCACGAAATACACGTATTTGGCTTTGAAATGGGTCCTAGAATCAGGTGTAACAGGGTACAACGATGAGCACACATTCAAAAAAGGGTCAGTATGTATCGGTCGAGACTGGAATCTGTACCAAAGCCAGCAGGAAGGCAACACCGGGCACGATCCTGAGACTGATGACGGAACATGGTGGAAGCCTCCAGGCTTCCCGGATGCTACTGAGTCCAACAACGCGATCACAAAAGGGCAGCTTGAGGGCTCATACTCAACTGCAGCAGCGTCTGATCTGATCTACATGAAAAAGAGTCAGAACCTGGACGACCTCGCAAGCAAGGCGGCATCTCGCACAAATCTGAACGTATATTCAAAGAGCGAGACATACTCGAGATCTGAAATAAATGCAAATTTGAATATGGCGCCAATCGGCAGTAAGCAATTCACCGACGGGACTATTTTGCAATTCGGCACAACCGGATCAGCAAATGATGTTGTCAACAATTTTGATATCCCGTTTCCAAATGCCTGCTACACGATTGTTGGAACTCCGACTACCGGGGCGGATAGCATGGCTGGGTGCTATATCTATGACGTCACCACGACAGGTTTTAAGAAGATCACAGCGGGAGACGAAGGCAACCCTGGTGATTTCCCAGTGAGATACATTGCAATTGGATACTAGGAGCACAACATGGCAACACTAAAAGCAGATCTCCCCCGATGGGCGACATCAGGGGCAACAGTAACAGAACCGTCCGAAGCTGATAAGAGCCTTGGGTGGGACCAAAACCCTACCCCGGTGCGAGCTCATGCGAACTGGAAAGATCTTCGTGCTTACGAAGCGCTACTCGATCTGTTCAAAAGCGGAGTAGCGCAGTATGCATCAGATATGGACTACCCGCAGTACGGAATGGCGCACGTCCCAGGTGTCGGTACCGTCGAATGCGTGAACGCATCGGGGAGTACCGGAAACGATCCAGAAACAGATGACGGGTCAAATTGGCTAAATTCTGCTGGCATCCACATTGTAGACTCTACGAGCTCGCCATATGGCATCCCACTGCGTGATGGCACTATGATCATCGTAAGATCGACGTTATCGAGGTACATCGCAGATGGGATACTGCCGGCGGCAGGGACAATCTTGGATGGGTCTGTTGTAAACATTACGACTGGGTCATCAGGATCAGAGTATTACGACTTCGCGCTACCAAAAACAACAGTAGCCGCTACAAATACCGGAGTAGATTACTATTCTGAGCCGCGCTTGGCTCGTCTTGCTGATGGAGATGTTATTTGCGTTTATCGCAGGGGATCGGCGCACTCATCGGATGATGGGAAAGTGGTAGGGAAAATATCTTCAGATAATGGAGCGACATGGGGTAGTGAGTTTGATATTCACGATGATGCATCGTATGATACGCGAAATCAAGCTTGCGGAGTTGACCCATCGTCGGGCAGAGTAATCGTTTTTGACCGAACATATAACGCCGGGGGAGCAGTTCATGTTAGTACTTATTATCTCACATCAACCGACAATGGGTCAACATGGTCATCCCCCACATCGCTGGATTCGCTATTCAGTGATTTGACATACGATTATATGATCCCATTCGGGCCAATGGTTACTACTAGCAATGGGCTGGCTCAAGTGTTTTATGGTATCAGAGCTAGCACAAATCAGCAATTCGCTTATCTTCTTTTTTCAACTGATGGTGGTGCAACGTGGGGGGACAGACATGAAATTTATTCTGTGACTCAAGCTGCGGCCACACAAACGGAGCCAGCTATTGTAGCAATCGATAACGACAGGCTGGCACTAATTATACGGGATGATCAAGACGGAAGTCGGTATTTTTGGACTCGCAGCTTGGATGGCGGGTATACGTGGGAGACGACTTCTGGTAAATTATTTGATTGGACTACTGCCACTTTAACGGATAATGGTTCCCCGGTCGCTATGGCTTTGATGGATAACGAGCTGCTTATTGCATGGGGCGTTAGGGCTGCGGACTATTCCTTGTATGCAGTGAGGGTCAATAAAGACTTGTTCTTTAGGAGCCCGCCAACAGGGTTTACCGAACCAATGCGCAGGATGTGGCGTAGTAATATAGAGCTCGGTTCCGCAGTAAAAGGTGACTTTGGATATCCGTCAATCTTGACTATCCCAGGTGTCAAGCACACTGCATTATGCGCATGGTATGACTCACATGATGGTAATGGGTCTACTGACACGGATATTTTTATTGCGTCAATGCCCAGATATTAAAGAGGAGCAACCATGAGCGAAGGCATGATCTACATCCCAGCTATTGCAGCAATCCTGGCTCTTGTTGCGAAGGCCGCAGTCGACCATTTCAAAATCGGAGAGTTGTACCGTAGGGATGACCTGAACAAGCAGCGCCTCAACGATATGCACACGGAGCAGCTGACAATCATTGAGGCGCTGAACCGCACGTATGCGACGGAGAAATTCGTTTATGATTTGTTCATCACACGCAAAGAGCACGACACAGCAACACAGCACATCGAGGAGAAGTTTCTCAGGGAGCTTTCACACCAAAGCGAGATGATTGAGCGCATTTGCAACATCATGGAGCACGGTCCAGTGCCCATGAAAACAAAGGACAAGGAGATTTGATGGACTACGAAATGATAGCAGCAGGGTTTGGCACGAGGGTAGTTTACGCAGTGGTGCTTGTAACCGCGGCGTTCTTTCTTTTGCGTTGGCTGGATCACCTGAGCGGCCTGACGTTCAAAACCATGATTTTAAGGATCTCACTTGACCCGAAAGCACTTGCTCTTTATTATAGCGCTCGCCTACTGGCTGTGTTTATCGGCCTCGGCTGGCTCTTTTCCTGATCAGTACGATCGCCATATTCGTAAAGCGGTCAAGCTCTACTGGCCAGATCTACCGGACTGGCTCAAGTGGAAGGCGCAGCTCTACCAGGAGAGTCGTCTGGACCCGTCCGCCGTGTCGCCGGTCGGCGCCGCAGGGCTCGCACAGTTCATGCCCGGCACGTGGCGCGAGATGCGCCGCTTGATGCGTTATGGCAAGTACTCCTCTCCGCACGACCCGAAGCTGGCGATTGAGGCCGGGGCATACTACATGCGGAGACTGCGACGCGGATGGTCAAGTCCGCGCCCAGCTGGCGATCGGCAGAAGCTCGCCCAGGCATCCTACAACGCAGGTATGGGCAACTTAATTAAGGCGCAGCTGGAGTGCGGCGGCGCTGTGCTCTACGACGAGATCATCGAGTGTCTGCCGGCAGTAACTGGGCGACACTCCGAAGAGACGATCGCATACGTCAGACGTATAGCGTACTGGCACAAAATGATGGAGGCAGACAGATGAGTAAGATGCAGGTCGCCGGGGGGCTACTTTCGGCAGGGGCACTTCGGGTGCTCTATATCGTGATGGGTGCGATGGCGGCGTATATCGCAGTGACCCAGTTCGACAGGGCCAGGCGGGAACACGATCTTGACGAATGCAGGGCCCTAAGCGCGACGGCATCGGCGAACGTGGTTCGACTCCGTGCGGCGCTGGTGGACCAAAGCGATCTTATCGAAGCCCAGCGCATCAACTATGAGGAACGCATTGCATCGATCCGGCCTATAACCAGGGTTGAGGTGCGAGAGCGCCTTAAGATCGTCTATGTGGATAGAAATATTAGTGAGGAGGAGTGCCGTGAAACTGCAAGTACTATTGACGCTGTTCGTCGCGCTGGCCTTTAGCGGCTGCTGTGGCCTGGTATGCGATCCTGTTTATGTCGATCGTCCGATAGAGGTTAAGGTCCCGGTTCCTTGTGTGGTGCCTGAAGTACTGTGCGGGCCTCTTGCGGATCTCAACGATAGTGAGGTCGTGATCGAGCTTTACCGGTGCATTAAGGCGCACGAGCAGGCTGAGGACGTGTGTCGGTGATAGCATATGCACAGGTAGCGCACGTTTAACCTATCCACAATTACCCCAATATCTACAATTACAATTCATTACGCAAATTTCAAAACCACCTTGACAAGCAACATAAAAACGTATACAATGATACAAGCATAACACAAAAAGGGTTCACATGGCACACTTCGAAGTAAACATGGCGAAAGTCAAAGAGATTGGCGGCGGAAGCGTTAAGACATTCTGCGCACGACACGGATTCCCGCGAATCGACATTTACGCGATCAATGGTCGAAACCACTTCCGCGATGGGTCACAGGCTCAGAGGATCATGGAAAAACTTCTGGAGTTGGGGGTCGGACGATGGGTGAATGATTGAATGGGGGCGGTGCTCTTCTCAGAAAGCTTTCAATGGTGCACTTATGCGGCGTGGAGAAGCATGCACGATTGGGTAGCGCAACAGCGTCCAACCTCCTAGCAGCGTAGCGACCTGCCATAAGTGCACTGAGAGAGCTTAAAAGATAATGTATTGAAGTACCGGCTTAGATGCTGGGAGAAACAGACGGATGCGACCGTCTGCTTTTATGAAAGGCAATCACAATGATAGCACAAATCAAGGATGGCGAATGTGCCAGGCAAACAGAATCGTAACCGCCGCGATCAAGGGCGAGGGTCCTATCGGACATGCGGAGCGGAACCGGATGCATCAGAATCAGCTCAGGGAAGCGAAGGAAGAGCTCGACGCCCTGATGAAAGAAGAGGGCTTTGGATCAAGCGCAAGCGATCAGACATCACCGACGACCTCCCCCACCGAGGGGGAAGCTGGGAGTGGGACTTCGAGTCTGGAAGGTGTGAGTGATGAAGCGCTGCATTGACCTCCTGAACCAATGGTTAGAAGACTTCGAAACGAGACTGGCTGTTTTGGCCGAAAGGATTTTTTAATGGCTATGACAAATTCAGAATACCATGCGCATCCAGCGCTCGGAAGCAGTGGGGTAAAGAGCATTCTGAAAAACCCATACAGCTATCTTCACCCTCAAGAGATGACAGGAAAGAACCTCGACATCGGTTCGGCTATTCACAAGCTGATCCTGGAGCCACACGATTTTGAAAAAGAGTTTGCTGTAGCACCTTCTGTCGATCGTCGCACCAAGGCCGGGAAAGAGGCGTGGGCTGAATTCGTAGGTGCTTCCGTCGGCAAGACAGTCCTGGCCGCGGAAGATTACGAAACTGCCAAAGGAGCAGCCGAATCCGTTCTGTACCACCCCGAAGCGCAGTTCCTGCTCTCCGACGGTGTTGCCGAATCGTCACACTTCGCGGATCTCGACGGTGTGGCGTGCAAATGCCGCCCTGACTACTACCGGGAGCGCGACGGTATTGTCGTTGACGTCAAGAGCACAGAGGACGCTAGCCCTGACGGCTTTGCGAAGGCTGTAGCCAACTTTGGCTACTACATCCAGGACCCTTTCTACTGCGACGTCCTTCTATCATCTGGGAAGCCAGTTTCAAGGTTCATTTTCATCGCAGTTGAAAGGAAGCCGCCTCACATGGTCGGAATATACGAACTTGACCATGTCGCCCGAGATTTCGGGCGTGATGAGTATCGCAGAGCGTTCAAAATCTTGAGCGATATCGATAATTATAAGCGCCCTCTATATGTTGACACAGCCACCGGTGACGTGGTGCAGACGATCGAGCTGCCGAGCTACGTTTTCTATAGAAAAAACGCTTCATCGTAAAAAGGAGATTCAGTGAAAAACAGTATCCAGGTATCAAATCCGTTCCAACAAAACATGGCCCAGGCGCCAGCAGGCGGTGCGCTCGCAGCGAGCGACCATCAGCGTCAAGTTGCAGAGGTCCAGGCAGCAATGATCCTGGCGAAGTCCAACCCGCGTGACCAGGTTGCAGCAATGGACCGCATCCTCAACGCATGCGCCAGGCCGACTCTCGCAGAATCTGCTCTTTACTCATATGCGAGGGGCGGTTCCGAGATCACCGGCCCGTCAATCCGTCTCGCAGAGGCGATCGCCCAGCAGTGGGGGAATATCCAGTTCGGGATGCGTGAGCTTGACCAGAGCGGAGGGGAATCGACGGTAATGGCTTACGCATGGGACGTGGAGACAAACACCCGCAAGGAGATCGTCTTCCAGGTGCCGCACGTCCGCCATACCCGCAAGGGACGCAACAAGCTTGAAGACCCGCGCGATGTGTACGAGATGGTTGCGAACAACGGTGCACGGCGCCTACGGGCATGCATCTTGTCGGTGATACCAGGCGACGTGATCGAATCGGCCGTCAACCAGTGCGAGATTACGTTAACGGCCAACGCTGACACCTCTCCGGCAGCTACCCAGAAAATGATAACTGCTTTCGAGGCGCTTGGAGTAACAAAAAAACAGCTTGAGAAACGCATCCAGCGCCGTATCGACACGATACGGCCGGCACAGGTGCTTTCCCTGCGGAAGATATATGCATCAATCCGTGACGGCATGAGCTCGACAGAAGACTGGTTCGAGGAGGCGGACGACCTCAAGGAGGCTCTGAACAGAATGGGTGATGGGCAAAAAGAAAAGGAACAAGTCCCCAAGGTGGACGAAAAGCTTGAAGCGCTCAAAACAGAGGCCGAAACAATCGGCGTAAAGTTCCGATCCAACATCACGTACCCATCGCTTTTCAAGAAGGTTGAGGCCCGTAAGGCAGAGATCAGCAGGGAGCAGGCTGAGGCTAAAGCGAAAGCCCCCATTGAAGATGACGAGCTCCCTGGCCATGACGTTGTGACAGGAGAAGTCGTTGGCGACGGTGGCGCGGACGAGCTTTTTGGGTTCAAAGAAGATGGAGGGCAGGTGGAACAGCCTGGGAAGCAACCGGACCACTCGATCGCGACGAGTACGCCAGAGCAAAAGGACGCTCGACGTGAGTTCAGCAACGAAATTAGCGGCCGAGTGTCAGCCCGGTATGCTGATCTTATCCAGTACGGCGTCAAACGTACGGATCTCAATAGGTTCGTGACGAACTGTATGCTTACAGCTGACAACATCGATGCCTTCATGGATGACCATGCTGGGATTCTGGCGGCGATCGATGAGTTCTACGTATCATTGGAAGAAGGGTAACCAATGTGGAAACCTGGTCTTTCCAGCGGCCTCACAGGCCCGCGTAGAAAATACGGAAATCACAGAGTATCCATCGACGGATACACATTTGACTCAAAAAAGGAAGGGCGCAGATATACGGAACTGAAGCTGTTGGCGCGTGCTGGCAAAATCACAAAACTCATGCTTCAACCTGCGTTCACGCTACAGGATGCCTTCGTCGACCGAGATGGGACTCCCCACAAACGTATCGTCTACCTGGCAGACTTCAGCTACACGGACGAGCAAGGCCGGACGGTGGTCGAGGATGTAAAATCGGAAGCCACGGCGAAGGATAAGGTCTACGTGCTCAAGAAGAAGCTCTTCCTTAAGCGCTACCAGGAATATGTATTTAGGGAGGTGTAACATGGAAGATAATGGCAGGTCATGTGTGGAGACACACGTCGAGGGCACGCTTATCGAGATCCAGCGCATCCGTTATGCGCTAACAGATGGCAGAAAGGGGAGAAGATGAA